CTGTACGGTATAAAACCGTCACGCCCAGTCTCTCCCGGTGTCTCAATTATAATTTAAAGAATTAATAATTAGAGTCGTTGGAATTGACAAGCTTAGGGAAAATCTAACGCACTGATAAGTCGCGTCAGGTCCACTCAAAGCCAGCGGTCCACTTCATTGTGGCCCGCACCGTCCTGCATCTACCTAAATAACCTCGTACGGGCTCCATGCCCAATGAGAATTCGGGAGAAGAGGCAAGATTACACAAAAGCAAAGGTATATCATACCTGCGCTTCTGCAATGGGTTTAAGGAAATTCTTCTACAAAGAAGAAAACCCTCCCAATGCTTGTGTCGTCTAAACCGGGATAAAGCCTCTCGTTGTGAAACGATAAGACCTACATCGCCGGCACTCTTCGGAACATAAGTTCCACGTAAGTCCTTTGGGAGCTTCTTAATGATTCGGAGCCATAAAGGCCTCCATCTCGAGTCGCAACCAAAGACGCCAACCCTTTCACTATAAAGCCGCAATCGATTCGCGACTTGCAGTGCATAGGGAAGGCCCTTACATTCCTGCTTTAGATAGAATGGTCGGACTGGTTCATCATTAAACCAGTCGGTCCCGCAAGACTCAAAGAACGCGCCTGCCAAGCACGTCTTTGATTTGTTAGGAATAAAGCCGCAAAGCTTTAGTCCTTCTATAACCTGATTGGCATATTTCTGAGGAACGATAATATCGTCCCCATAAACTCCAATCAAACCCCACTCACCTTCTGGTACAATTGCTTTCGCAATGCACAAAAAGATGAGTGATTCTAACTCGAAGGTAAAGCCGTTCCCCATTGAGGAAAATTTCTCAAGGGAAACAGCAGTACCATCGGGCAGAATGGTTTTATGTGACCGCAGTAAATCTAAAAGCTCGAACCACCGAGGTGGTAGGAGTTTGAAGACTAACAGGCTACTAATGGTATCGCTAGCAAGCGATAGATCAATAGTGGCAAGTTCCCAAGACCTAGCTTTCTGAGCTAAGAATTGGTTATGCGTTTGGTCACGTAGGTTACAGCCGACTGCTAGTAGTTTCCTTTTTAGGAGTTCGCCGACCCCAAGCTGAGTATAAACATTCAGCATGGGTTCGATACAAATTCCTCTATCGGTTTTACTAGTCTTCGGAACAGAGGTAAACCGGTTCCCCTTAACCACTTCACACGAAGCATGCTGGTTCGCCCAACGGGCGCCCATAATGCATCTAGCGAAGGAGACAAGGTTAGCGGTGAGGGTTGGCTGTTGTCTGTATTTATCAGAACGTACAGATCCCATACCCTTAGTGCCGAATGTTGCTCCAGGACCATGTCTGAAACGGGTCTCAATAAAATCGAGATCCCGCTTCGATAGGTTCCCTATAGTCTGCTCGACAAGCTCTGAGATCTTATGAAAGAGTGGAGGGGATGTGTTTGCAGCGAGACGAACATTCGTCTGCTTGCATAACTCCTCACCTTCATAAAACTTCTCTAGGGCCTTCTCCCGAAGATCAATACCAGTAGGGATGTGATTCGATTTGCTAATGACTTTCGTCACTAAGTAATCATCTCTAAATCCCTGCAGGGTGTTGTAATCGGAAGGGTTTATTTCCAGCGATAATA